ATACTTGCATCAATACATGCGCAAAGAAGCAGTACAAGATGCACTTGAACGAGCACTAACGGAGATGCAGAATTATGTGGATGAAAATACGGAATTATTTCCAAACGGGTTTACAGACTATTTTAGACTGGCTAACGCAAACCGTGTTTGTCATCATATTGCAAATGGGCGTATTAGTCCTTGGATTGTGTTTAACTGCGATTCGGGCATTGCATTCTTGGATACATTGGGCGAAGAGCAAATTGCACAAATAATCTCAATGATTGATCCAGAGTATTGGCAACGTAAGTTTAAAGATTACCTAGCTGATACTGAATGGACTAGACAAATATTAACAGCCGCTGGACTATGACAATTAAATTTAAATCAGACATTGACATAGATTTTGCTGACAGAGATGAAGTAATTCGTTTACTTGATGTCACACCTGCTAGTATATTACGTGATGGTAAACTAGTACGTCACAACACAGGTGTGTATGCTACTGATGTTCCTGTGGATCCATTTACTGGGCAAGCAAGTTTAGATTATGACCTAGCTGAAGATAGAGGCTATGTTAAACTAGACTTTTTAAATGTCAATTTGTATAAGCAGGTTAAGGACGAAGAACATTTAGTTGAGCTTATGCAGGAACCGGACTGGACAAAGTTATATGACCCAGAAGTTTGTGCAAAACTAATGCATGTTAATGGGCACTATGATTTGTTATTACAGATGCCTGAACCTGTAGATACTATTCCTAGACTGGCTATGTTCCTAGCTATTATTCGTCCAGCTAAACGTAATCTAGCTGGCAAGACCTGGAAAGAAGTAGCGATGACTGTGTGGGATAAACCTACGGATGATACTTATTACTTCAAACGTGCCCATGCCGTTTCCTACGCACAACTTGTAGTCGTTAATATGAACTTACTGGATACGTCTTACTAACGTAATACTTCTGCGTTTACTTCTTTTCGACGCAATTTCTCTAAGACTTACATACGGCCCGTGTTGTATTACAACATCTTTGCTGTTGAATGTTTTTAAACAAACTCTAAACTCTGTCCAATCCTGCTTTAAAAACACGTTAATGGGTATAAGCCTGTTACTTTCCCACCACCACTGATCTGCCATAGCTAAAAACACTGTTTTTTGCTCTAATGTACGCAATGCAGCAAAGTCATATATAGTGGTGATGAATTCATCTGCATTTTGAACAATGCCAATATAATCATTTCCCCCATACGTTATGAACGATAGGAAGGGATATTGATCAAGTAAAACCTTGTGACTGTCTTCCATTAGAATCCGTATAAATATGTGATAAGGGATAAAACACAGTGCCACTCATCACAAGTTATTTATATGAAAATATTATAGAGGTTCAGGTTCTAGATGATGATCCCACAATTAAAACAAGGAATAGAATCGTGTATAGCAGACCAGTGAAAGTTTATAAGAATATCGATAATATTATCACAATTCAATTCAGAAACAACGACCAAAAGCCTGCTAATGTTGTAAGTAGATCTTTTACATTTGCACTGACAGATAGCAATGTAACGGTATGGTCGACTACTGCTAATATTTCAAATGTAACTACTGCGGTTGGCACGGTTACATTGGACCAAGCAAACGTTGCGAACCTAATACAAGAATACTACAATTACACAGTGAGCTACACTGGGACAGCAGTGGGTAACTTAACACTACCTGCATACACTGATGACAATTGGGGTGCGGTTGGACAAATGCAAGTTATCTCAAACGTTTATTAATCAAAATACTTGACTCGCAGTAACAACTAGCATATAATATAGTATATGCTGAATATCATCTCTGACTTTATTAAAAGTATCCTGCCTGCAAAGCGTAAAACAACTCCTAGCGGTTGGATTAGCTTTAATGCACCTTGCTGTATACACAACGGTGACTCAGCAGATACTAGAGGTCGTGGTGGCTTAACTGCTAACGCAGATGGTAGCGTGTCATATCACTGTTTTAACTGTAACTTCAAAGCATCGTATCAACCGGGTAGACATTTAACATTTAAGTTTCGTAAACTATTATCCTGGATGGGTGCAGGTGATAGCGATGTTAAACGATTGGTAATTGAAGCTATTCGTATCAAAGACCTAGTAGCACCAGAGCAGGTTAAAGACGAACCAGAAGAAAAGATTGAGTTTAAGGTTCGTGAACTACCCAAAGATGCGCTTAGTTTTCAACAGCTACTTACACATCACATATTAGATGACTTTAATAATGTTCCTACACTGCTAAATTCAGCAGTTGACTACATCAAGGCTCGTAAGATTGATCATACCAAGTATGACTTTTATTGGACTGACAGTACAGAACACAGCCTACATCAGCGTGTGATCATTCCTATGATTTGGGAAGGTAACACCATTGGTTATACTAGTCGTGCATTTACTGATGGAGTCAAACCCAAGTACTACAGTCACTATGAGCCTAACTTTGTGTTTAATACCAATAATCAAAAACGCGACAGTAAGTTTGTTATTGTCTGTGAAGGACCGTTTGATGCTATGGCCGTAGATGGTGTAGCAGTACTGGGTAATGAAGTTGCAGAACAACAAGCAGACATTATTGACGCACTGGGACGTGAAGTTATAGTAGTCGCCGACGCAGATAAGAGTGGTGTTAAACTTGTTGATGCGGCTGTTAAGTATGGTTGGAGTGTTAGCTTTCCAGTTTGGCAAGAAGACGCTGACTGTAAAGATATCAGTGACGCAGTAGTTAAGTACGGTAAACTGTTTGTGCTTAAAAGTATTATTGATAGTAAAGAATCAAGTAAGTTGAAAATTGAATTATTGCGTAAGAGAAGATATGCTTAATCAGATCGCAGGATTTCATATCGAGCCAACAAACATGTGTACATTAAAGTGTCCACGATGCGCACGTACAAACTTTATTGAGCGATTCCCTTCGCAGTGGACCAATAAAAATTTAAATCTAACACATTTAAAACAATTCTTAGATATCGACCTTACAAATAAAGACATAGCTCTTTGTGGTAATTATGGAGACCCTATATATTATCCACAGTTGTTTGAGATGATTGCATATTTTAAAGGTGCAGGTGCAAATGTTACGATATCTACCAATGGCAGTTATAAATCCTGGGATTGGTGGCGACAGCTAGCTGATCTAATAGACTATAAAGATACAGTGATATTCGGAATTGACGGCATACCTGATAACTTTACCCAATATAGAATTAATGCAGATTGGCCTTCTATTAAACTTGGCATAGAAGTATTAACAAAAACTGACATTAAGACTGTATGGCAATACATACCATTTTCATTCAATGAAGATACTATCGAGTCTGCTCGGCAATTATCTCAAACTATGGGAGTCGATGAATTTTTAATATTACCTAGCGATCGATGGGACGAAAACGATAACTTACAATCAACTAACTATGCCGGGGATAGAACCACAGCAATAGTCACATGGAAGAATACACCAGCACAGGATCGAGTTAGTGATGTTGATGCTAAATGTAAAAATTTAAACAATCAACATTACATATCGGCCGACGGCTATTACATGCCCTGTTGTTTTGTAGGAGATCATAGATTCTACTACAAGAGTGAATTTTATAAGAATCGATCGAAATACAATATAAGTACTACTACCATTAGCGAAATATTAGCATCAAATCAATCAAAAGACTTTTACAATTCTGTAGAAGATGCTAAACTTAATTATTGCACTTTTAACTGTCCAAAACTATGAGCAAAGAATATTCAGCAGACCTACAAAGGTTATTTTTAGAAATGATGTTACAAGATCCGCAGAGTTATGTGCGGGTGCAGAACATTTATAATCCCGAAAACTTTGATAGAAGTTTACGTGAAGCTGCTAAATTTATTAAACAGCACAGTGACGAATATAGAACATTGCCCACTATTGACCAAGTGCAGGCAGTGACTACAGTTACACTTAAAAATGTACCCGACCTAACAGAAGATCACTATAGTTGGTTTATGACAGAGTTTGAGGGATTTACTAAACGTAATGAACTTGAACGTGCTATTCTAGCGGCAGCAGACATGTTGGAAAAGGGCGAGTATGATCCTGTTGAAAAACTTATCAAAGATGCAGTACAGATAAGTTTAACTAAAGACATGGGTATACAATACTTTGAAGATCCTAGAGCTCGTATCGACCGATATTTTAACAGTGGTGGACAGGTAAGTACTGGTTGGCCACAAATGGATAAGATACTTTATGGTGGCTTTAGTCGTGGAGAACTTAACATCTTTGCAGGCGGGTCTGGTTCAGGTAAATCGTTAGTTATGATGAACATTGCACTTAGTTGGTTACAAGCTGGGCTAAGTGGTGTGTATGTAACATTAGAGTTGAGCGAAGAACTATGTAGTCTGCGTACAGATGCTATGCTTACTGGTATGAGTACAAAAGATATCCGTAAGGATATCGAAACAACTGAACTTAAAGTTAAGATGGTTGGTAAGAAATCTGGACAATATCGTGTTAAAGGATTCCCAGCACAGAGTAATGTAAACGACATACGCAGTTATTTAAAAGAAGTGCAGATACAAACTGGTATTAAAGTTGACTTTGTTATGGTAGACTATTTAGATTTGGTAATGCCAGTATCTATTAAAGTTAATCCAAATGACCAGTTTATCAAAGACAAATATGTAGCAGAAGAACTGCGTAACTTGGCTAAAGAACTTAATGTATTGTTGGTAACAGCTTCGCAGTTGAATCGTAGTGCTGTAGAAGAAATTGAATTTGACCATAGCCATATTGCTGGTGGTATATCTAAGATCAATACAGCAGATAACGTGTTTGGTATCTTTACAAGTCGTGCTATGA